AGTGATTTACAAGAACCAGAGGGTACAAAACCTGTAGAGACTGCTGAACCTCCAGCACCTACATTACCTCCACCTTTCCCACCTTATAAATTACCTACAGGTGATGTATTAGTTCCTACAGCTATAGCAGCCGTAACAGCTGTTGCAGCTACAACTATAACACAACCTATTATAGAAAAACTAAGGAAGAAAATACAAAAGTTTTTACAAGATAAAATAAAAAAATGGAAAGAAAACCGGAAGAAAAAAAGGGACTCTTTACAAAGCTCAAAGAAAACATAGATGACCATGATGAACAGATGCAAGTACTAGGTGCAGCAGTGCGTCTAGGTGTTGTAATCTGGTCAGGGTTTATTATTACCCTAAGTTATGTTGAGCTGCCTATGATTAAAAAGTCAGCTACAGCAGGCGATATCACTTTCGTCGCTTCAATTTTTACTGGTGCACTTGCCACTTTTGGTTTGTCTACTGGTAATGGTAAAAAAGAAAAAGAACAAAAACCAAAGACATGAAGAAACTAATTCTTCTCTTAGCATTGTTATCACCCGCAGTTGCAAGAGCTAATACTGTTACGCCCCAGTTTACTACAGGGTCGATGAATAGTACAACTACAACAACCCAAACGATAACTGAGGTCGAGCAACGTCAGGTTTTCGGTGCTACCGTAAATACATGGAGTGGCACAAACATAACACCATCAGCAGATATAGCTGGTAGCGGTACAACATTTACTGTTACTAATGCAGCTAATCCTTGGACTTTAGAAACTACAACTAGAGCTGCTGGCATCGTAGAACAATGGGATACTACAAGAAACTATACAATAAACTCTACTACTACATCGCTGTCTGTCTTCTCACAGTAGGACCAGCGTTTGCAGAAGGAGATACAAACAATAGCTCAAATCCTGTGGCAGCAGCTACAGGTAACGTGACGAATCAGGCGGTGCAGTTCCAAAACAATGGAGCATCGTCTCGTCAAACCTATGGTCCAAACATTTCATGTAATGGATCTACAATGACATTTAGTCCATTTTATATGGGCAACCATACAAATCCGTATACAGCGGATGAAGATACAAGAGATTTGTACCCATCAAGTTATCAGCTAAATGAAAACTGGGGGTTTCAAATTAACTTTATGGTTCCTCTCGATAAGCGTGGTTTAGAACAATGCAGACGTATTGCCAAGCGTCAAGAGGAAAAGATGCAACTAGATTATGAACTTGTACGAGCACTTAAATGTGCAGAGTTACAGCGTCAAGGTTTTACTATAAGACCAAATACACGGGTAGCTTTCCTGTGTCAGGACATCGTACCTATACAATCATTGCTACCACCTAAACCAGAAAAAAAGAAATTTTTATCATTCTAATGAGTACACTATCAATACAAATAGCAGCAAGAGAAGCTGACGCTAAAGCTAAAGTAGCAGCTGCTAAAAAGAAAGCACCTAAATCTAAAAAGGAGACTAAATAATGTTAGCACTAATTAAACCACTTGTACTAACAAGTTTAAAAAGCGATAAGTTTAAAAAGTTTGTAGTTGATTTACTAGAAAAGCTAGTTGAGTCTACAGATAACGAACTTGATGACAGAGCACTACAAATAGTCAAAAAAGGATTAGATATCGAATGACAGAAACAAGAGTAATACCTAAGAAAGCAGACGAAGAAAGTTTTAACGAGCTTCACTACCTTGTTACACAAGAATTTTTACGTTTGATAAAATGTGGAGAAGCAAAGACTCAAGACTTGAAGGCAGCATGTGATTGGCTTAAAACTAATGACATTACAGGTGTTGCTCTTGAGGGTAGCCCACTAGACAAACTTGCATCTATCATACCAAAGGTAGATCCAGAATTAGTAAAGAGCAGAATGTATGGGAAGACCCGGACCTAAACTTAGCCCAAACCCCGGTAAAACAGCTAAGTTTTATCGGAAGAATAAGAAGTCACGTGAGAAACATAGACGTGACAATACAAAGATTAACAGTACACCAGCAAAGCGTGAGTATCGACGTAACCTTATGAAGATACGTAGAGAGCGTGGTACTAAACCACAGACTGACTTGTCACATAAGAATGGCAAGATAGTCGAAGAAAATCGTAAAACAAACCGAGGAAGAGGCGGAGCACAACGACGTTAATCTATGACACCATTACTACCAAAACCTGATTACTATTTACACAATTTAATAACGATGACAAGTTCAGAATCGAAACGGCTCTGGAGAAGAGCTATCAAAGAGCACTTTAATTGTCAATGCGTTTATTGCGGAAAAACTTATGAATTACAACAACTTACTATTGACCATGTACACCCTAAATGTAAAGGGGGTAAAGATATTACAACGAATGTTGTACCCTGTTGTCGACGATGTAATCAGGATAAAGGTAGTCACCACTGGCTCGAGTGGATGAGAAAGAGATTTGGAATGACAGATCGAGAGCATGTAATCCTATCACATATTAATTGATGGAAGAAGAAACAAATTATGAATCAATCATAGATGAAACTTATGCAATGTCTGCGTTTCGTGAAGATCCTGTAGAACAAAATAAACTAAATGTAGAGTCAACTCTCCAAAAAGCTATACAAAATCCACTTAGTCTTAATGATGTTGAGAAACAACTGTTAATAAACAATGGGAAAGATAACTTTGTACGAGGTGGTCAGACAGCATCACCCGTAGGAGATATTTTAGGTACAGTTGCATCAGGAGCTATAGGTTATGCAGCTTTAAAAAATCCTCTAATGGCACTTAGTGTAGCTGGTGCTCCTAACCCAAACAGTCCTACTTTCATGCAAGAGTTATCTATGGATGCGGTTATGAATAAAGGACTACCGGGTAATCCTATAAAGGGTGTGAAAAGAATAGCTAAAGCTGTATTACCTAACTATGAATCTATATTAACTGAG